TGTTAGAAAGCTAGCGTGAAATTGAACATATCCACATTCTAAAGAGCTTGAGCTACGTTACTTGCCTGTCCTAAGAACTAAAGGAATGTTTAACGTACTGTGTATGGTATTGACTTAAAGCAGTCCGTATATCCTACAATGTTCTACATAACTAAGCAAAGACGCTAAGAGCTACACATAACATATTATAACCTACAACTACCCTGCACTGTGCGCGTAGGCATATGCGTGTGGTGTCAATGTGGGGTAGGGGTAGTATATATACGTAAGTATCTCGGAATATTTTGGTAATTCTTGTGGAATAAAAAAGGGGGAAACTGGTAATTGTTTAAGTAATAAATCACTTGCGTGATTCAAGTTACAGGTTACATTACAGGTTTACCAAACAGGATACACCAGCTTCCCTAGTGTAGTATTTTAGCAGAATACTGCTATAAAACAAAGAAAAGAAACCTTTATTTTATAGCTGAATTGCGTTAGTGCTTGTAGGGTAACAACGGAATATAGCGGACATATAGGGAGACCTATTGAAAATTTTGAATTTTTTTCTTTTTAAGGTCCTTGGGTACATCTTTTGTGGTAATCCCAGTCCATACTTGACAAGAGTATGCAAGATGCTTTTTGCCGTCCGATAGCTCTTACCTGTAACCTTATAGTCAAAAAAAACTATTTGTTATAACTACCATAACACTATACTAAATTAAAACAAGTTACAATTTACAGGAGAGGATTATGTTTACATTTGATACACAAAATGAAGTAGGGAAGGTCGGAGAAACCCTAGTTAGAAAATACTATGAATCACAAACTACTAAAGAAGGTAAAGCTATATTTATCTGCCGACCAGCTAAGTATGACGAGCAGATGAAGGGTGCAGACCTCTTTGTCATAAACAACGAATTAGGCTATAAGTACATAGAGGTAAAAACAGACACACAATCCCATGACACAGGGAATGTAGCCCTAGAGTTCCAGATAGTACATAACTCAGGAAAACTTACTATAGGGTGTCAGCTTAAGACCTTTGCAGATTACATGTTTTATTGGCAACATCCAACAGATACAATTTATTACTGGAAACCTGATGACCTCATACCCTTTATTGTAAACTGGTTGATGGAGGACAAGCACAAGATAGTAGATGCTAAAAATAAAAATTTTTTTTCACGGAACTTGCTTATACCTGTGGGGGAACTGCTCGACACTGGTGTAGTCAAAACAATTAGAGTAGATGGAGGAATACTAAATAATGTCTTACAGACCGCTTCCTAGTTATTTAATGTTGCAACCTAGCAAAATAGACGGTCTAGGTTTATTTACTTTGGAAGATTTAGAGAGTAACGAAGTGCTTGGGGTCACCCACGTATCTGACGCTGTAACAACACAATTGTTTCGTACACCACTAGGTGGGTTTATAAATCATAGCGAAAACCCTAATTGTAAATTGTATGAAGTAGGTAGGTTTAAATATTTAAGAACGGAACAAGAAATACCTATGGGTGCTGAATTAACACTTAAGTATACTATGTATGACCCTACCGAGTCATAGGACGTATATTACCCCAACGGTCTACACGGACAATAGTTTTTCTTTCTGTATCAGAAATACAAGGTAAACCATCTATGTGATGTCGATATTGTTCTTTGCAGACTAAACAAGGTTGATGTCTGTTGTATTGAAAATCTACTTTAGCCATAAGCTGTTCTATGTTAAGAGCAACTTCTCTAGCTTTTTCTTGAATCTTTTTATCCTGCATGGGTATGTTATGATATCATAATGATAAGAATATGCAACTCTTGTAATTTGCCTCTAAAATTCTTTAGGAAGTTTAAGGCTTGCAAGAATTTAGGTTGCACGAAGTATAATATAAAATTGAGGAGATATGATGCCGTACAGCAAAACAGGAAAAAAAACAGCTTACAAATCCAAGAGGAAGAGTAAGAAAGGCATGAAGTAACATGTCTAAAAAAGGTGGAATTAAAAAAAAGCCTAATATTTTTACTAGCGATTTACTGCTTAAAGAATGGGCTATGGATTTATCTGATGCTTGTGGAAGCAGGTTAGTAAATAAAAAACTTAACATAAGTAAGATAGATGCTTTGATAGAATCTTTTGTAGATGACTATAATGAAAACATGCATGCAATGATTGAACTTAAGAAAAGTGAGGAAGAGTAATGGCTAAGAAACCAGCAAGAAAACCTATTAATGCAAGTACAAAAAAAACTTTACAAAATAAAGCTAGCAAATCTAAATACACATATGGACAGTTAGCAAAAGTCTACAGACGTGGACAAGGTGCTTATTTGTCATCAGGTTCTAAATCTGCATCTATGCAAGCATGGGCTATGGGTAGAGTAAATAGTTTTATTAAAGGTGGACATTCACAAGATAACGATATAAAGAAGAAAAAAAGTGCCAAAAAGAAAAAAAAGTAAACGTAAAGTACCTTACGAAAAAGGTGTACCTTCTAAGTATTTAAAAAATAAAAAGAACCCTAAATCTAAAGTAGCGTCTGAAATAAAAAGAACTGCTAAACTTTATAAGGAAGGTAAGCGTATTGACCTAAAAAAAGTACAGAAATCTAGGGCAGTAAGGAAGAAGAAGTGAAAGTATATACAAAAGCAGGCAAAGAGTACAAAGGCAAACATCACAAAATGCCTAATGGACAAATTCACACTGGTGCTAAACATACTAAAAATAGTAAACGTTTGTATAAAACCCCACCAAAAAAGAAGAAGAAGTAATGGCTATAGTATATAGAGGCGAGAGATTCGCAGGTTATAATAAACCTAAACGTACACCAAAAGCTAGCAAGTCACATGCTGTATTAGCTAAAGAAGGCGACAAAGTCAAACTTATTAGATTTGGTCAACAAGGTGTATCTGGTGCAGGTAAAAAAACTGATGCTAAATCTAAAGCTAGAAGAAAGTCTTTTAAAGCAAGACACGCTAAGAACATTAAAAAAGGAAAAATGTCTGCAGCCTACTGGGCTGATAAAGTTAAATGGTAAATGTAGTTTGCATCTCAGAAGGTTGCAACGAAACATTACCAGAGAACTCTACTAAATATTGTTCTAAAACGTGTTACAAAAGAGAATCACAAAGAGCTTATAGAGCTAAAAAAGATGGTAAAGATTATGAGTTACCTGTAAAAGAGTTAAATCAACCTAAGTCAGCAACAGTACGTAGAGGTAGTCTATATAAAAAGTTTATAGACGAAAGCTATGCGTTAGATGTTGTAAACGAAAATATAACATCTAAAGAAGCAGCAGAAGCATTAGGTTGCTCTACTGCACAGATTTCTAGAATGTTAGCTGCTTATAGGGAAGACATACAAACACAAGTAGAATCATCTAACTGGGAGGTATCACAAGATGCTAAACAATCCTTAGAAGATTTTAAACAGTTTAGAGATAGGTACTTCTTAACAGAACTTAATGTAAAGTTTGAGACAGCAGATTTTCACCACAACTGGATTACTTCAATTAATAAAGCATTATCTAAAGGTGGACAACAAATGATACTAAGCCCTCCACGTCATGGTAAAACAGAACTTCTTATACATTTTGTTATTTGGCTTATCTGTAGAAATCCTAACATAAGAATCTTATGGGTAGGTGGTAACGAAGACATTGCAAGAAATGCTATATCTTCTGTTATGGATACATTAGATGCTAATGAAAAACTTATAGAAGATTTTTGTGGACCAGGTGGTACATTTAAACCTTCATCAAGAACTGGTAAATCTTGGTCACAAAATGGATTTACAGTAGCTACAAGAACTGTATCAGGTATAAAGTCACCAACAATGGTTGGTATTGGACGTGGTGGTAAGATTTTGTCCAGAGACTGTGACATTATTATTGCTGATGACATTGAAGATTTCTCATCTACTATGCAACCTGCATCAAGAAGAAACACAAAAAACTGGTGGACTACCACATTAGGTTCTAGAAAAGAGGAACATACAGCAATGGTTGTAATTGGTTCAAGACAACACCCTGATGATTTATATTCTGCATTATTAGAGAACGAAGCATGGGAGACAATAGTAGAAGAAGCACATGACTCAATGTGTACTATTGCAGAGTACGAAGAAAAAGACCATCAAGATTGTATGTTATGGGCTGATAAACGTACTTTTAAATGGCTTATGGATAGAAAACGTGATGCACAAACAACAGGTGGTTTACAGAGATTTGAAATGGTGTATCTGAATAAAGCACAAGCACAAGGTCTGTCTTTATTTAATCCTGAAGTAATTAAATTATGTTATGACCCAAACTGGGATATAGGAGAAATACCAGAAGGTGCATACTTAGTTGCAGGATTAGACCCTGCTGCTACAGGTTATCAAGCTGGATTCTTATGGGCTGTAGAAACTACTAACTCTGAAATAAAATTAACAATGGTAGATATGGAGAATCATCAAGGTGGTGGACTAGAAGAAGCTAGAGCCTTAATAAAAAAATGGTTTGAACAATACAACTGTTATCACTGGGTTATAGAAGAAAACGGTTTCCAAAAAGCTATTAGACAAGATGAAAAGACTAGAGAATACGCAAACTTACATGGTATTAAGTTAGAGGGACACGAAACACATAAGAATAAATGGGATGAAAGATTTGGTGTTACAGCACTAGCTCCTATGTTTCAAGAAAAGAATATTAAATTACCTTTTGCAAGTATTGATGCTCAAACTAAGAGTATTACCTATACCAAACAATTAAGTTATTTTGCTTCAAAAGGCAATAAAAATTCGTATAAAAGTGATATAGTTATGGCAAGTTGGTTTCCCATGAAAGTAATCAGGAACTTGCAGAAGTTAACCTACGCAGAGATAGGTTTAGACTACACTCCTAGTTATGAAGGATATAGTATGCTAGACTTAAACGATATACCATGGAGTTAAATTGACACCAGACCAGATTATAGACAGAGCTACGTTCTTAAAAAAGTCACATGATAGTGTTCTAATAGATAGAGCAAGATTCCGTGCAATACTTAATGGTGGTGAAGATGGTATACGACAATTACTAGGACCAGGAATGGACCAGTTAGACTCTGCTTCGTTACCAGCTCCTAACTTAATGTTATCTGCATTAGATAGACTTGCACAAAAAATAGGTAAAGTTCCATCATTAGATGTTTCTATTACCAATGCTAGAGATTCTCAAAGAAACAAAATCAAAAAAGATAAGTTAGAGAGAATTATTACATCATACGATAAGATGCAAGGACTTAAAATGCAATTGCCACAAGTAGCTAGATGGCTACCTGGTTATGGATTTGCAGTATGGGTCATCACAACAAAGCAAGATGGCGAAGGTAATGTCTATCCTTATGCTGAACTAAGAAATCCTTATGATTGTTTCCCTGGATATATGGGTAACAACCAGTCACCTGATGAATTAGCAATAGTACAGAAAGTACCTATAAAGCAATTATTAGAAATGTATCCTGAACTTAAATCGTGGTTTGAGTCACAAGATGATGAGACTAGAGATATGTACTTAAATACATCATCTGATACTTCTTGGGAAAACCTTTCTGAATCTGGAGACGTAATACTCGAATATATGAACATAGAAGGTACTTATGTATTACACATGGCTTCTAGAAGAATTATAGATTTTGTACCTAACCCACTTAAATCTGGTCCAGCTTTCGTTGTAGCTAAAAGATATTCTTTTGACAAGTTACAAGGACAGTTTGACCAAGTAGTAGGTTTGATGTCATCTATGGCAAAGATAAACATTTTGTCTGTTATAGCTATGGAAGACGCAGTCTTTACAGAAACAAACGTTGTTGGAGAAATAGAATCAGGACAATACAGAAAAGGTAGAAACTCTATTAACTATTTGTCACCAGGTTCACAAGTTATAAAACCTGTTACTAACTTACCATATCAGTTATTTGAAGCTGTAGGTAGATTAGAAAGACAATTACGTGTTGTTGCTGGGTATCCAGTTCAAGACGACTCTATATCACCCAACTCATTTGTAACTGGTAGAGGTCTGGAAGAACTGGAATCTGGCGTTGGTGCTATGGTCACTGAGTACCACACCATAATTGAACATGCTTTACAAGAAGTAGATAGCAAAAGATTAGAATTAGACGAAGCGTTATTTAGTAAACAAAGAAAACCTATAAGCGGTACATACAAAGGTGCATCATTCTCTGAAGAATATACTCCTGGTACTGATATAAATAAGAATTACACAACACAACGTAAGTTTGGAGCTATGGCTTCATTTGATGCTCCTAATAAAATAATTACTGGATTACAACTTTTACAAGCAGGAATAATTGACAAGGAAACTTTCCAACAAGAGATGGATGGTTTAGAAAACTTGACGCAAATTAATGAACGCATAGTAAAAGAAAAGACAGAAGATATCTTATATCAGACTTTGTTACAGCAATCTCAATCAGGAGATAAAGCTGCAATGATGGCTGTTGTAGAAATATATAATAATCCAAAAGATATTGGTATTATTCTAGAGAAGTACTTTACAGCACAAGGTGAAGAACCTACTCCTGAAGAACAAGCTGTCTTACAACAACAGGGTGTACCACAACAAGCAGGTCCACCAAATTTAGCAGCTTTGTTAGGAGGAGCAATTGGCGGATAACCCTACCAATTTAGAATTTGCAAAAATAGTAGCAGCAAACTACACCGTAGAAGAACAGCCTATGTGGGAAATGACTTCAGAGGCTTTAAAAGAAGAAGAAAACGGAGATATCATTGATATCTTAACTGTTGCTTATATACCAAACTTAGGAAGAATAGATATACTTATTGTTCCAGAAAACTTTAAATACGGAGATGGATTTGGAGTTGATGATGGGTCGTTTTAATCCTAAAACAAATAAAGCTGTATATGAATCAGAATCTTATGGACAAGGTGTAGAACTAGATAACTTGCAAGATAGTGCAGAAATGTTTAAAAAAGAGGTTGCTGAGACACAAGGTGTACCTAGAGTACAAGCTCCTGCAACACAAAACTTTTTAAATGCACAACAAGGTATTTATACACAGACAAATAATCCTGGAGAAGATGTAGCTACAAGTCAATA